CGCCTGAACCAAGCATCAACATTTCAAATGCCCAAGTGAAAGGTCTAATAGGATTGTTAACTGTAACAAACGCACAGTTTTGTAGTGACGGTAGACCTAAACGATCTACAGTTTTACTACCTAGCTGCCACATAAAACGGCCAGCTGTAGAAAACTTCAAGTTCATACGAAGTTCAGCGTATCTTTTTTTCTCTTCTTCAGTAAAGCCAACTTTAAGTTGCTTCTCAGAAGCTTCGATCTCACGCTGAATAACTTGCCAGAACTCTTCTGTTTTGGAATTAGGATCGTCCTCTTTTAATCTTCTTGCATAAGTTCTTTTAAATGTAATGTAGCCAATTTCGCCCCAAGGGATTTGCACGTCCTTTAATTCCATTTTGTTTTAGTTTTATAAAATAGTTTATATAATAAAGTGGCCTCTGATAGGCCGGTTAGCCTTCTAGTCTACATCATAACCTGTTTCTCAGTCTATTTGGGTAAAAGGTTCGATTAAGAACCAGGAAGACGAGTTCCTTTAGAACTTGTCTGAGTCAAAACTGAATTTCCTGTCTTCTGAATCTGATTGATCTTAGAAGTAGTTAGCCTGTCAAACTGATTGTTTGAAGTTGTATTTAACTGAGCGATCTTATCATTGTACTTTACAGGAGTAGCTTTGATTCTGAAGTTATCGCCCTTAACGGCTTTCTTAAGTAAATCAATCAAAAAATTCATAGGAGTCTGTTTTTCAGTAATAAATATCCTAGTTTGGAATAAGTTAGATATTCAGCTCAAAGAATTTCGATGCCAAATATGCCTTCTCATCACGGTCCAAGCTAGAACTATACCCCTTGTTTGAGCCAGATATTGGAGCAGATGTTTCTATATTCAGTTCGTCATCGTCTAGGCTGTCTGGGTTGATCTCAATAGATCCGTTGTTGGTGCTGATCTTGGCAGCGTAGGTCATACCGTCCATGCCATAACGATTCTTCATAATATGAACACGGCCAGTCCCATTCACCTTGTCTTGACGTTTTCTAGAGAGTGACATAGCAAAGTCAGCAATCATCATCTTATTGTAAGATCCTGCAGCCTTGTCACCTTCAATTACATCATCTTTTGCACCAGCACGATTAACCTGTGATACTGTCCAGATTGGCACTTTCAACTCTCTTGCCATACCTTTTGTAGCAGTATATACATCGTCAATCGCGTCTTTAGGATCAATTGACTTGGTTTTGCTCTTTAACAGATCAACGTAGTCTATGATAACTAGATCAGGAGGATAACCAAGATCACGACACTTCTGAATGTGTGATTCAATAGTGTGAGTTGTTGCTTTTCCCATAGGAAACTCTTTGATGATCAACTTACCTTTCACCTTTGATACAGCCTCTTCAATATTACCTCTGTGCTTATGCACATTTTGTACATCAATCCCTGTGAACAGAGAATCATATCTTTTACCAACGTAGTATTCAGAGAGCTCTAATGTGTAATGGCACACTGTGTAGCCACGTTGTACGGCCATACCTCCCATATTAACTAGCATCCATGATTTACCACCGCCAGGGTTACCAAATATAATACCAAGGTCACCTGAACCAAGGCCTCCCATTAGTAGTTCATTTACATGTGGCCATGCTGTAGGAATAGCCGCTCTTTCTTCTTCACGGTATCTGGTCTCGATATCTTTTTCGTATTCGTGGCCTATTGATTTATCTTGCCCTGCTTTTAATGCAGAGTCCATCATATATTTGATGTCGTCGTATTGACCTTTCTCTAATAGGCCAACTGAATTCAAGATAGCTTTCTTGATCTGTTGATTCTTACAGAAGCTACTAAACTCTTGCTCTACATATTCACGATCTTCGTTAGATGCTTTTAATGCTTCTTTCAACTGCTCAACTACTGATACTTTCAACACTTCATTTTCGATCTTTCTTACTTCAACTTGTAGTGCGTCGATAGATGGTGTAGTGTGATACTTGTAGTAGTAACGTAAGATCTCACCTACGATCCATTTGTGAGCTGGATTGTCGAACATCTCTGTATCTAAGATGTCGTTAATGTTTTGTAGAAACTCTTTGTGCTTTAATAAGCTTGATAATACCTTGATTTGAAAACCGATTCCGTACTGTTGTAACTGATTTAAATTCGACATAACTATTTATACTTTTGTAAATTGTGAAAGTGATTGAATAACCATGATTGTACATTCTGAATTGAGTTACCTAACTCATCTTCATGATACAATGTAAGAAATTTCTGTGAATCATATACCTTAAAAGGATTGAGTAACACATTATTTATTTCTTCTAGTGCTTCTTCTGGTATATTAGGATTCTTTAAGTCCATCAACCTTTGATTAATGCGTAGTTGAAACTCAAAGTTCTTGATAGACTCGAGTATCTTCTGTTTACCTTCGCATCTTTGTAATATATCATCTAGTGTTATAAGATCATCTTTAGCTAACTCTGGGAAATGCTTTAGCATTGTCTTAGAACCTAGACCTTTTACTCCAGGCACATTATCACCAGAATCACCTAGTAGTATCTTCTGTGTTAAGAAGTTGTTTGGTGATACTCCAAACTCAGTTAATACTAGATCATGATCATAGAACTTTTTCTTGGTAGGTGAATACACAGTGACTTTGTCTGATACTAATTGTAAGTAGTCGCGATCACTCGACATAATCGTAACTTCACCAGTAAGCTTTTGACTAATATAACCAATCACATCATCGGCTTCTATCTTGTCGATTGAAATAAGATCAACAGGAAGCGTCTTTAGATAGAATATTAATCTGACTAACTGTTCTGTTATAGCATCAGACTCTTCTTGCTGTGATTCAAATGAGTCCCAATTAGTAACTCTAGTTAAACCACGATTAGCTTTATAGTCTGGGTAAATGTACCTTTTGTTTGTAGATGAGCCTTGCCCATCAAACACTACGATCACTCTAGTAGGTCTTACTAACTTAATTACGTATCCTAACGATCGTAAAAAGCCAGTTAGTCCACCAATATGTGATAGGTCTTTATTGACCCAACCAATAGCAGCGAATGCTCTTAAGAAGGTGTTTAAACCATCAATCAAAAGCACTCGGCTGTCTACTGAGTCTAGGTCTTTCTCCTCTTTTAAAGAGTCGAATATTTTTTGGAATTCTTTATTCATTAATCTTCTGTGTCAAATATATCAGGTGATAAGCTAGTTTCTTCTTCAACTACATCAAATGTAGCAGATCCAAGGACCTTAGTCCATTGATCAGAGTACTTCTTCTTGTACTCATCAAGCTCTTTCTTATCATCTTTGATAAACCCGTGCACAGTCATAATGACTTTGTTAACAGCGGTTACACCAGTTACGTGATTCTTGTCACAGCTAATTCTGGTTCTCTTAGCAAACTCAACCTCTTTACCATTCTTGGTAGCTTTGATTTTGTTTGTGCCTGCTCTAGCGATATTACCAAACGTGATAACCAAAGACGAATCGAAGTACATTGTGTTACCACCTTTATTATTGAGTGTAGGTTGGCCCATTGGTGAATCAGGCTTAGCTACCCATACTTTATTTACTGCAACTAATGTGTTAGTATATGGTTGTGATGCTTTACGAGACAGTACAATACGTTGGTTGATAAAGTTACCAAACTGCTGAGACATAGCTCCTGCGTTCCACTCATTATTGTTTGTGCTCTTCTCGATTGACATTCTACAAGGAATAGAACCAACAGAATCCCAGAAAAAACAAATGTTGTAAGGAAGTGTTCCTCTCTTTTGTTCGTCTAGAATATCAGCGATAAAGCCTGCAACGTCTTCAATACATTCTAACCTTTCACGGTCAATATATAAGAAGAAGCCTTTATAGTCTACAACTTCACCTGTTGCTGGGTCTGCTACCTCTTCAAATTGAAAGCCCATTTCACGAGCGTGATTCCAATCCCACTTCATCTCTGTAATAATGAAGACAGGTAGTATCCCTAATTTTTGTGCACTAACTGCAGCTTCAAGTAGTGCAGTTGTTTTACCAGTATCAGAGTGTCCTCTTAATAACGTAATGTGACCAACAGGAACTCCTGGAATTTGTAGTGTGTCTTGAAATGCTTGTGAAAGCGGGATCCAAGATTGTTCTTTGAAAACTACACCAGCAGATAAGTTCTTGCCCTTCTTAAACTTCTCAAGGTCTGCTGTACCTTTGATTGCACTAGATATAGTGCTAGTAAGCGATTCTTTTGCTTTTGCCATACAAAACTATTGTGTTAAAAAACCCTGGCTTAATCGCCAGGGCTTCGTTATTAAATATCGAACAGATCATCAATCGCCGAGTCTACACTTGGCTTAGTTGTACTCAAAGTGTACTGTCCAGATTGAGGTTGCTTAGGAGTAACTTCATCAGCTTCTTCTTTCAGATCTTCTTCTGGGTTCAAATGCTTAAGAAGTGCTTCTTTCATATCATCATAGCTATACCTCTTAAACTGTGTCAAAGGATCTGGTTGATTCTCTAACCATAGTTTTACTTTGTCAGCGTCCTCTGATAGAGGTGTTGACTTAGTTCTAACACGAATAGTCGATGTGTTGTACATCAAACCTGTTGTTTCTTTACCAGCAGTTTCAACTGTAATATCACGGCCAGTAATAGGATCAGTGTAGTCTCCTACATCCTCATCTTCAGCGATAGAAAGTAAGTCCATGTAGACTTGCTTACCAAACTCCCAAAGACGAACTCCTTTGTCTTCTTCTCCACGTACAATTACAGGAGCGAAAACACGCATTTTTGGTTCAAGCTTCTTAGCTAATTGCCAGTTGTCTTTTTCAGACGACTTACGAAGTCCTTGAGCAAATTCAACGATAGGATCCTTTTCACCAAAGTTAGTCAATGCCATCATAGAACGATTGTTAATTCCATAATGCATGTAAACTTCTTTGAAAGGGTTTTGCTTATTATAAACAGAAGGCACAATACGTACCGAGTGTTTACCCACGCTAGGCCTCCAAATAGTTAGTGTGAGGTCCTTCTTTTGTCCTCCACGTGGATTCTGTAGAGCCGACAATCTTGATTTAATGACTGAAATGTCCATATATAACTTGTTTTGGTAAACGTAAGAAAAAAGAAAGAATAGAAAAAATCGTTCTTTCTAGTTACACTGCAACTATCTTATGGATAGTGGTGTTAAGTCTCTTCAGGTCTTCACCTTGAGTGAGTAAGATAGAATTCTTGTAGTCGTTCCAATTGATCATAAAAGATGTATCAAGTACACCCTGATTCAACTTCTTGATCAAAGTGTTCAGAGCGTTGATAGTATAAAGTGTGTTTGACTCTTTCTTTCTATGAAGTAGGATTGTGTTTGGAAGTATCTTGGTGTGGCTACCTTGAGGTTCAATGTTATATGTACACATAAACTCTTCTGATTCTGGAGAAGCCAAAACGAAGATCTTTTTATATAGAATGGTGTACTCTCTG